ACTACAAACTACTGCGCGAGGACGTGAAGAAGACTCTATAGTCGGATTAAACATGGCAAAGTGGTACGCAGTTAGTGGTGATGCGCGCTCCAAAGACCCAAAATTAGACGCTGAATTGAAAGACTTGGAAGCAAAATACCTTCGACTCGACATAGACAAAACCAAAGAGTTTTACTACAGCGAGGGCAAAGAAAGAGGATTAGTAGGTCGCAACCTAGATTATTACGTCAACGCAAAAGTTGGCAGAGCAAAAACTTTCATTACAACGAATAATGCTGACGTGCGTTTTGAAGTTGCTAAAAGACTAAACGCTTACTTACCAGAAGATGAGAAACTTGAAGGATACTTTGAACAATTTGAAAAAACACGCGCGACAGTAATAGGTAACTTGGGCAAAGCCGTTCCCGTAATAGCAGTATCTGATGACGATATTTTCAAAGTCATAAGTGATGGTCGCTTTAAAACGCAGTATGAAACAAGAGATAGTAATGGTGCATATATGCCGATGTTGCGTAGGACGCGCGAGACAGCATATATGGGAGTTCCACAAGGCGCGCCCGCTACAGAGCGACCTATTTATGGCTTTTTGGCAGTCCAAACTTCGGGAAAAACACCGAATACAGGGTCATACAATTCCGACAGGTGGAACGTTGATAACTCCGATGTCGCACAATACGGCGATGTTCGCGTAGTGCTAAAAGAGAATGTGGTAGAAAGAACCTCCTACACACTTCCCGATTCACTTGATGGATATGCATTGTCAAGACCTCTGGGCGAAGTTCACACCCCCGCTACTGTTGCTGCGGCTGGCATCCACCATGACCAAGTTATCTCAAGTGGCGGGTTTCAAAGAGAAGGATATGCAGAAGCGCAAGTTCGCGGCGGTGTAAAATTAGCCGACATAAAAGAAATCGTTGTAGTTCCAAAATACAAAGGCTACGATGGCAAAACAAGAATAGAAGAACACAATACAAGTTTGGCGGAAGCCATTACTGTCGCACTTGCCGCCAAAGGTTTGGACATACCAGTCACAGCATTGAAGCCAGAGGATAAGGCGAAAAAGAAATGAAAGCAGGAGAGGTCTTGTACCGAAAAGGCAGTTTATATCAACTTGTCTTTTCACGTTCACACAACGGCGAACTTTTTGGTTATGTCAAAGCCACGGACGGCAGAGTTTGGGAAGAACAACCAATAGTTTCTATTTTGTCGAAAGGCTACTGGGAGTCCGTAGGTGGAGTCGTAGAAAAACACGGGACAGACGACCAGTCCACGAACTTTAAAAGGTAAGATAGTTCAATGCCATATAACATTTCAACCGAAGCCGAGGGGTGTTCTGGTTACGCCGTAGTTAAGCCTGATGGCGAAGTAGTGGGTTGTCATACAAGTCGGGCTGCTGCCCTACGCCAACAGAGAGCCTTGTATGCCAACGTACCTGACGCAGTTTCCAAGAGCACTACGGAGGAATTAGAACAACTCCATACAAGTCTTCACGAACGCTTTTCGACCCCTGAAACTGATGAAGCGGCATTGTTGGCGCACCACCATATTACTTCTGAACTTTTAGAGCGCGGAGAAGCCGTCGCTGAATTGCGTGAATGGGCGAATACATCCTTTGTCCACCCTGAGGAAGAATATGTCGAGGGTTCAGACTTGGAAGATTTAGGCTTGGGAGTCGATGAAATTGTTGCCAAATGGATAGATGCTTGGGAAAATAACGAGATAGATGTTTTTTCGTTGCGTTACGGAATGACTATAAAAGGCGACAGATTGTTAGTCAAAGTCGCCGATTCAGAGAGTAAAGAACTTATCAAGTCAACAAAGTTAGAGAAAGTGGCAGAAACAGATACTTTTATTCCACCAGAAGGCGTAGCCCGTGAAGCGAAAATGGCTCTAGAGTGGATAAGCGAGGGAAAAGCAGGTAGTGGGTTTACTGACGTTGGACGCGCTCGCGCCGCGCAGTTGGCGGCTCGCCGTCCTGTATCGCTACGAACTATCAAGCGTATGGCTTCGTTCTTTGCTAGACATACTCCAGACCGTCAAGCGGAGGGGTTCTCTAGAGGTGAGAAGGGATTCCCTTCAGGTGGACGCGTAGCACACAATGCTTGGGGTGGATTCACAGGCGAATCGTGGGCAAAGCGAATCTTAGAGGGCGTCAATAAAGGCTTCGAGGAATCAACAAGCAATGAGGACTTTCAGTTGATTGCTTCCGAATTGATTTCTAAAGCGGAAGAAAAGAAATTTACATTAGGTCCTTTGTACATTCCAGATAGTCTTGACGCACATAACGAATGGACGGACTCGGAAGAATTACAGAAGGCAGTATGGGAGTACGTGAAAGGTGATGACCGCCGAATACGCTTACAGCACAATCGAAACGTTGTGGCGGGCGAGTGGTTGGAAATCATGACCTTCCCACACAAACTAACAGTTCCTGTAACAAAGGCGAACGGCGAACAATCCTCCATAACTTATCCACCTAACACAGTTTTCATGGGAGTTCAATGGGAGGATTGGGCTTGGGAGTTAGTCAAGGAAGGCAAATTGCGTGGCTACTCAATAGGTGGTAAAGCCAAGCGCATTGACGCGAACTTGGAAACAAAAGAAGAAATAGTTGAGGAATCAAACCCATCGGTGAACTCGGTTCATGTCGATACGATTATGAAACCGCCAAAGAAGAAAGTTACGAAGCACGGAAGTCACGACCAATCAACTCACAACCCACACAAAGGCGGCAGGAGTTTGGGAGGTAGTGGAGCGCGGGTGGGCATGGGAGATATTCGTTTATCTGAACAAATGGTGAAGGATATGAAAGGCGGCTCGGCAGAGAAGCATTTAGTCCAAAATGAAGACGGCACATACTCATTCACTCCCGAACGCCAAGCCTTGCATGATGAAATTATTGCCAAGAAGTTAGAAGGCGTTCCTGAATCTGCCGACCCAACAGTAACTTTTATGGGCGGTGGTCCTGCATCGGGCAAAACTACATTGATTGATACTGGGGTCGCAGGTAGTATTCCCAAAGGAAAAGAGGCGGCGCAAGTAAATCCAGATACGCTGAAAGAGGCGCTACCAGAATACACAAGCATGGGTTCCGACCCAACAAAAGCAGCGTTCACCCATGAAGAATCTTCCTACCTTTCGAAGCGCCTGACTGCCGCAGCAATAGAACGAAAAGCAGATATTGTGGTTGACGGAACGGGAGATTCAGCACCCGAGTCCATGATAGGGAAAATAACGACAGCCAAGAATTCAGGATACAAAGTGCGAGGAGTTTACGTGACACAACCTACGGAGTTAGCATTGGCAGGTGCGCTAGCGCGCGCTCAACGCACAGGTCGCGTAGTAGCCCCTGAAGTAATAAAACAAACGCACAGAGGGGTGAGTCAAACATTCCCTGCTATCACGAATCAGTTCGACTCTCTGGAGTTATACGATACGCGTAATCTTTTTTCTGGCGGAACGGCGACGCTGATTGGGTCGGGTAAGAACGGGCAATTCAACATCGTAGACCAAGGCTTGTATCAGGAATTTTTAAACAAGGGGAAATAGATGAACTCATCAATAATCGAGCGGCTTTACGTAGAAATCGTTTTAGGCATACCCAAGACAGAGAGTAAATTTGCTCCCTTGACGGAGGCGTATAATTTAATTTGGGATAAAGTCGCGGCTGAGGTCGAGGAAATGAAAAAGTCAGGTGGTATCATCGGGATACCTGCAGAAACACCAGATATAGAGTTGAGAGGTGAGGATTAATGTTTATTGCTAAATCGGTAAAAGAAAGCCCAATCCTTCTCTATGAGCATGTTCGAAAGCATGGCTCGCATGACCAGTCCACACATAATCCGAAAAAAGGCGGTGGGGGCGCGGGCGGTGGCTCGGTCGGCAGCGTTTCAACAAGTCCTAAAGTGCCTCAAAAAGCCCCTAAATCTTTAATGGGAAATACCAAAGCCGATACAGCAGTAAACTCACTTCCTCAAGAAAAAAAAGATAGTGCGTATGTGACTGGCTGGCAAATGGGCGCAATGAGCGATTCCCAAAGCGAGCAAGGATTAAATTTATTCCGTTATTCGAACACACGGGTTTTAGATACAATTGCCGCAGTTGAAAATAATGACAGTAAATTAAATGACAATGGGCTTATTGAGGCAGTAAGAGCGGTTGGCGTAATGCATGGAATGATGTCAAGCCAAAGGTCGAGAAACAAATGAAACCAGCAGAAGCCAAAGTATTAGAGATTTTGCGTAAAACTACTCTCGCTTACCTTATGGATAAAGAAGTAGACTAATGGGTGTTTTTTTAAGTGATTACTCCGTTTCTGGAAAGCGCGGTGATGTTGTATCGAAGTCAACTGAATCTGCTTTACAAAATAAAGTAGATGAACATAACGAAAAGTACGGGAATGACAAAGGAAAAAAAGTAACTTTACGAATGCTTCAAGCAGTTTATGACCGAGGTATTGGTGCTTACAAGACAAATCCTTCATCGGTACGCCCGAACGTAACTGGAAAAGAGCAATGGGCATTCGCGCGGGTCAATGGTTTTCTTTCCGCAGTTCGCACAGGACGCTACAAGCGTGGCAAATTTGATACCGATTTACTTCCAGAGTCACATCCGCTCTCATCAAAAAAAGAAGATTAAATGCGTGAGCAAGTAGTTAAACATGGTGCTCACGACCAACGAACTCATTCTCCACACGGACAAGGGTCACGGGGTCTTTTACAAAACTTGTCAACGCAGTTGAATCCAGTTAGCCAAGCAGTTGACGAAGTATTTGATTCAACAACCAATTTAGCAGCAGCCAATGATTTAGCCAGAGCCAAGTCTGCTATTTGGTCTGGTTCGCGAGCCGCAGAACCTAAAGACGCAGCAAGCACTTTAGAATCAGCGCGCCTAGCAATAGGAAGTGCTGCTCGCAAATTATCTAGAACTAGCACTCCTGCGGCAATCAAGTTATCTGATGCCTCACAAAGATTAAAAGCGGTTATACAGGGCTTGCGGGGTCCAGAAGGTGGCTAACGAAAGATGACGACTTACTCCTTGTTCCACTCGTCTATTAAAGCCTTCAACTCTAAGTCCAATTTAGACTCTTCCATCTTTTCCATCATTTTCCAAGTCACTGAGAGTTGCGCCAAGCGAACAAATGCCCAAAGCGCAATCGCAACGAACCCAACTAAAGCGACTAAAATCAACTCCACCGCTCACCCCCAAACTAAGTCCTCGAACGCCTATGATAACCTTACTTGTGGGAGTTAGGATAGAAACGTGACATCATGTTAAATCTTCATCGCTACGACGTCAGTAAAGTTGAGACTTGCCCGCGCGCTACGCAAGACGTAAAAACAAATCTTGCCAATCGTGAGAAAGCCATCAAGGACGCAGCATATGGTCCTCTAAACCCCAAAGAGCCAAACGACGAGTTTTGGAAAAAGAAAGCCGATAGGTGGGACGTTTCAACAGCAGAGGCGAAGAAATCAAGATGTGGTAACTGCGCGGCGTTTATCCAAACTAAAGAAATGCTAAGTTGTATAAAAGAAGGCTTGGAAGTTGGAGATACAGAGCAGAACGCTTGGGATACCATACAAGCGGGTGACCTCGGATATTGTGAAGCCTTCGACTTCAAGTGTGCGGCGAGTCGGACTTGTGACGCTTGGATTTCAGGTGGTCCTGTCGTAAGCAAAGCCAGCGCCCCGACTAAGGTCAAGGTCGGCTCTATGGTGTCTTGGAACTCATCTGGCGGTTCAGCGCAAGGCAAAGTTGAACATGTTATGCGTGAGGGGGTGCTAGGAGTTCCCAAATCCTCTTTTAGCATACGAGCAACCAAAGAAGACCCTGCCGTACTAATTCGTATTTATCGCGATGGCAAAGAGACCGAAACGCTTGTAGGGCATAAGGCTTCGACATTAAGAGTTCTCAAGTCTTGAGTAATGGCTAAAGCCCGCCCCTGCCCGAAGTGTAAAAAGTGGTACAACCCAAGATTCAGCGGTAATTACGAGATGTGTGCATATTGCATCCTTGCCGAAAAGTTAAAAGAGCAAGACACGCTCTCTAAGCAGTAAAACGAGCGTAGTAGCGGTAAACTAATCCCTTACCGATATGTTATTCTACATCGGGAAAAAGGAGTGCAAATGGCTAAAGCCCGCAAGATGGTTGGACTCAATATTGAGGAGACCAGCGGCGTTGACCATCCTGCACACCTACACGAAGGTTGGTTGGTTATCAAATCAGAGAATTCTGGTGTGGACGACCTTCTTTCAGACCTAAAAGCAAACAAAGAATCAGATGCGAGTCTGTCAATGGAGGAAACCATGCCCCAAGAAGAAAAAGTAGAACTCGCGGTGAACATGAAGCCAGAAGAAGAAAAAGAAAAAGGTATGTCTTATGGCGACATGGAAGAGAAAATCAAGCAACTGACCGAGGAATTGGAAAAGACCAAGGCAGAACTTGAGAAGACCAAAGAAAAAATGAAGAAGAAAGAAGAAGACGAAGTCGAGAAAAATGACTCCGTTGATTCACTCATCAAATCTGCTCCTGAACCACTACGCAAAATGCTTGCTAGTTTGGAACAGGAAAAAGCAGATGCTTTGGCTAAAGCCGCAGAAGCAGAAGAAGTTCTCAAGTCAGAAAGAACAGTACGTGCAAATGCCGAATCAATTGAAAAAGCAAAGGCATGGAAGTTCCTATCACTAGACGCTGAGAAAGTCGGTCCTGCTTTGCGCCAACTTGCAGAAGTTGACGCAGAACTAGCAAAGTCTGTAGAAGAAGCATTGTCGTCTGTCAACGCTCAAGCGGAATCAGCCAATATCTTCGCAGAAATCGGAAAGTCAGCGAACCCAACCACAGGTAATGCGTATGAGCAGTTAACCTCTATGGCTAAGTCTGCTACTGAAACAAACAACAATCTGACGTTTGAACAAGCATTCGCAAATGCCGTAAATTCAAACCCAGACCTATACGCGCAGTACTTGAGCGAGAAGGGTGCTAAGTAAAATGGCATATGAAATTAGTAATTACTGTGTAAAAATTACACTCGTTGCTGCTGCTGATTTATCAGCACTGCAATATCACTTCGTTAAATTGGACTCGGCAGGTAAAGCCGCAGCAGTAACTGCGATTACTGACCGACCAATTGGCGTACTACAAAACGCTCCAACTTCAGGACAAGAGGCAGAAGTTCTTGTATCTGGTGGAACTAAGTTAGTGGCAAGCGAAGCCATTACCGAAGGTGCCATTGTTTCTACTTCTGCTGCAGGACGTGGCGACAGCATCGCTGCAGGCACAAACGATACGCAATTCATTCTTGGAACAGCACTTACAGAAGTTGCGGCTAACGGAGAAATCCTAACTGCTGTGGTTAATTGTTCTTCTGCTGCGAGAGCCAAGTAGGAGGAATAACAAATGCCACAACCAAATATAAATTCCGTCCACGTTGACGCGATACTTACAAACATTTCTGTAGCATATTTACAGAAACAAGAGAACTTCATCGCCGACAAGGTATTCCCTGTCGTGCCAGTTGATAAGAAGTCAGACAAGTACTTCGTATACACCAAAAACGACTGGTTCCGTGATGAAGCCCAACGCAGAGCCGATGCCACAGAGTCTGCTGGTAGCGGTTACAACCTGACAACAGGTACATACTCGGCAGATGTTTTCGCCTTCCACAAGGATGTAGGCGACCAGACAGTTGCTAACGCAGACGCCCCGTTGAATCCACTTCGGGAAGCAACAGAGTTCGTCACTCACCGAATGCTGCTCCGTAAAGAGTTACAGTTTGTTACTGATTTCTTTACAACAGGCGTTTGGTCAGAAGATGTAACTGGCGTTGCAGGTGCTCCTGGAGCAGGAGAAACCAAACAATGGTCTGACTACACCTCCTCTGACCCAATCGATGATATCGAAGAGGCGAAGAGCGAAGTTCTCTCAAACACAGGCTTAGAGCCAAATACTTTAGTATTAGGTTACGACGTCTTCCGTCAATTAAAGAATCACCCAGACTTAGTTGACCGAATCAAGTACACATCAAGCCAGACAATTACTGAGGACATGCTCGCTCGTATGTTTGACCTTGACCGCGTTCTTGTTGCGAAAGCAGTAAAGGCAACAAATGTTGAAGGCGCAGCCGAAGCGTACTCATTCGCTTATGGCAAAGCCGCACTTCTTGCGCATGTTGCTCCATCTCCAGGATTACTAACTCCATCAGCAGGTTATACCTTCTCATGGACTGGTGTATCTGGAGGCATTGGTGCGACAATCGGTGTAAGTTCATTCCGTATGGAATCACTAAAAGCAGAGCGTGTTGAGGCTGAAATGTCATTCGATAATAAAGTTATCGGTGCAGACCTCGGCTACTTCTGGAACACAATAGTCGCGTAGTCAATTGAATGAAGGGAGTGGGGGCTTGAAATCTCACTCCCTTTCATTCTTTAGAAAAGGAAAAACATGCCACAAGTAAACAGAATATCTCGCGGTGAAATATCAGTAGGTGGAATTATTGGT